GCAACGCAGAACTGGCTGGTCAAGGGTGCTGGGGCGGTGAATAGTGCAATCAGCTACAAAGTATATTATATAGGAGATTAATAGTGACTAGATTAGAATTTACTCATAATTTATCTAAACTTCTTTTACGAATGACTAATGAAGGAGAATATCCAATTCTTGATTATATTAAACGAAGTTCAGAAGAGCAGAACCGGCTCTTTCTAGCAGGACTTAGTAAGAAGGATGGATATAAAAAACTCTCTGCTCATCAAATAGGTAAAGCAGCTGATATCTACTTTATTGACATAACTGATAAAGATAATGATGGAGTTACCCAGGAACTTACTGATCCTATAAAGGGTCATGAGTATTGGCATAAGATCTGGGAATCTATGGGAGGTAGACCTATGATTAGTTGGGATAAGGGACATTATGAAGGATAGGGAGGTACCAGATGATAGAAGCTGTGGCTTGGGGTTTAGGAACTGGACTGTCAGTATTTGCTATTTCAGGTACGGTTAAATCACTTTGGGGGCAGAGGAAGACTTGTCCATTCCATCCTAGAATGGAGAAGGCTATTCTTCTGATAGCAGCTTATGTAACAGATAAAGCAACACAAGAAGGGAGGGATCTTAATAAAGAAATAATAAGTTTAGTTTCAGGAACTAATGGTAACGGACTTAGTAAGTGAGGATAATCATGACAATAGACTGGTTAGATATAACTACAAAACTTTTAGCTTCAGATAATCCTTTAACTGCAACAGCTAATGCCTTAGGGTCTATAGCTACAGTAGTTCATGATTTTACTAAGGACGATCCTGTAAAGGATGCTAAAGCAGATAAGGCTATATCTGATATAATCAATACTCACCTAAAACATATACAGGAGGCCAAAGATGCGAAAGACCTTAATAAAGGTATTGCTGATTTGCATAATGATCTCAGTAAGTAGTTGCTCTGGGACTCCTGTTAAACCTACTACTCCTTCTAATACTATTACTATGTCGCAACAGGAGTTTAATGATCTCAAAGATAACGTCACTAAACTGGGTCAGGATGCTAAGTTCTGGCGTGATAGGGCGTTAAACTGTGAAAAATCTAAACAATAGGAGGTTATTATGTGGGATAGAATTAAGTTAATGTTTGTATCTATTTGGGCGTATGTACTTCCACTCCTCAAGGCTCTTTCCTCGAGCGTCGGGAAAATAGTCTTAAACGAAGCAATCAAGGTTTGTTCTGAGATTGCTACGAGTATGTTAACTGCAACTGGGCCTGAGAAGAAAGCAGCTGCTGTCAAAGCAGTTCTAAAGAGCCTTAAATCTAAAGGTTATGCTGATATCTCAGATGCTATGATTAATGCAGCTATTGAAACCGCAGTTCAGTACGTTAAGAGTAAGGAGTAAGTCATGAAGTGGTATAAATCTTGGACACTCTGGTTTAACGTTCTATGCGGAAGTCTTGAAACTCTCCAGTATATGATTGGAGCTAACATCATCTCAGCTCCAATGAGTATTGCTATCATCACCTGGGGAAACATAATCCTTAGAGTTCTCAAGACAACTGATCCTATCACATTTGCTAAGAAGTTTGAGGCTGATTTTAAAACAGGTAAAGTTAAATAATCTGTGGTAATTAAATTACCAAAGGATGAATGATGAGTGAGCTTGAATTAACAGAACAAGAGAAACAGATACTTCATAACTGCTATCTAGACACGAAGTATATGAGCAGAGCTCTCTTCCCTGAGATCTTCTCTGCACCTTTCTCTATTCTCCACGACCAAGTATTTGACGTGATAGGAAGTGAAAACAATAAGAAAGCTATAGCTGCTCCACGTGGACTTGGGAAGACCTCGATTGCGAGAACTATAGCTAATAAGGGAATTCTGTTTCGAGAGTATCATTTTATAGTCTACTTATCGAATTCTGCAACTCTTGCTGAACTCCAAACCGAGAATATGAAACGAACTCTTTTAACAAATCAGAATGTTCGTAGACTCTTCGGTTCAATCAAAGTGAGTGATATAGGAGAGGTTGATGATACATTTTCTAAACTTGCTTGGGTAGCCTTTGGAAATACTTTTGTTCTTCCTCGAGGTATGGGTCAGCAGGTTCGTGGATTGAACTGGGCAAATTATCGACCTGACCTCATTATTATAGACGACTTGGAGAACAAAGAAGACCTACGAAATGAAGAGTTAAGGAAGAAACAAAAGGAGTGGTTCTTCTCTGATGTTATGAAGACTGAAGATATGTATGGAAAGCCTCCTACAATCATCTATATTGATACAGTTAAACATGAGGATTCCCTTCTTCAAACCCTTCTTGATGCACCTGAGTGGGAATCAGTTCGTCTAAGTATCTGTGACCCAGACTACAATACTTATGATGTCAACTATATGACCACTGAGGAGATTAAGAAGGAAGTCGAGGAGCATCGAGAGAAAGGATTGATGGACCTCTTCTATATGGAGCGGATGAATCTTCCTGTCTCTACTGAAGATGCAGTCTTTAAGGATGAGTACTTTAGATATGCTGAGGATGAGAAAGATCGAGTAATAGTCTATAAAACTATTGAGTCAGGAGATCTTATAAAAGAGGAGATCTTCAACAATAGACTTATTCATGTAACTATTGTTGATCCTGCTAAGACTGTTCAACTTCACTCAGCTGAGAGTGCAGTAGTTACAATCGCCGTAGATCGAGAGTCTCATAAGATCTTCATCCGAGATATTGAGAGTCGTAGGGTTAGACCTGATACCCTCTACGATATGATGTTTGGACAAGTGCTCCGGCATAAGAGTTTTATTCTTGCTGTTGAAGTAACTTCTCTTCATCAATTCATCTCTCAGCCAATCGAGAGTGAAATGAGAGTTCGTAATCTTCATCCAATTTACTTGGAGTTAAATGCAGTAGGGAAGAAGGAGGAGAGAATAGCTACTCTCGCACCATTATATAAGTTGGGTTATATGTATCACTTCAAATCCAACTGTGGAGCTCTCGAAGCTCAACTCCGATCTTTCCCTCGTTCTAAACTCTGGGATATAATGGATGCAGTAGCTTACATCAACAAGGTAATGGACGAGAAAGCTATGTACTTCGATCCTCCAGATACAGACGTAGCAGACTCAGAAGCAGAATTTGCAGAACTAGAATATGAGAATCCACTCGAAGAATGGAGGTTAGTATAATGCCAGTAGTTCAACAAGGACAACTGAATTTCGGTTCTTCGTCATACTTAAGTAGGGACTTAGGATACACATACCCAGGTGGACTTAATCTTATTCCAGGCTCTCCTCTTCATCAGAAGATTAAGGAGGAGGTCCTCTATCGTGCTCGCGAAGGACATGATTTAATCTCTAAAAGGGTAGACTCTTGGAATCAGGTTGAGAGAGTAATGACTGCATATATAAGTATAGATGATGAGGAATCTCTAATAAAGTATAATGATAGTAGGAAACCTGTATCTATTATTTTTCCTTACTCCTTCGTTGTTATGGAAACCTTACTCACCTATTTAGTAATGGCTTTCTTAGGAAATCCTATACTCAAATATGAGGGAGTTTCTCCTGAGGATGCATTAGGAACTATGCTCCTTGAAAAGGTCATTGCTCATCAGTGTTATCGTTCTAAAATTGGTCTCTCCCTTCATACCTTTCTTAGGGACTGTCTTATCTACGGGACAGGAGTTGGAGCTCCTGTATGGACTAAGAAAATGGGATATAAGACGGTTAAGAATGAATGGGAAGGTAGAGAGTTTAAAGAAGCTATAATCTATGAAGGAAATAAACTGGATAATATAGACCCATATCTCTACCTTCCTGACCCATCTGTTCCTATCCAGCGAATTCAAGATGGTGAGTTCACTGGTTGGGTAGAGCCTACAAATCGTATGGCTCTTATGAATAGAGAAGCGAGAGGTGGAGGTTCTATATTCAACGTAAAGTACTTAAAAGACATCTCTCTTCAAGGCTCCTCAATCTTCAAAGATGATCGCTCCGCAAGGAATGATAAGACTGGAGTGGGACAATACACAGTTATTGATACTACAATCCACAATACAGTTGATGTAATCTGGATGTATATTGAACTTGTTCCAAGTGAGTGGAAATTAGGAGATGGAACTCTTCCTGAGAAGTGGCTCTTTGGTTTAGCTAATGATGAAGTAGTAATCCAAGCTAAGCCTCTTGGTCTTACTCACGATATGTACCCTATCATTACAGCAGCTCCTGACTTTGATGGATATTCAGTTCTTCCACTTGCTCGTAGTGAGATCCTAAGTGGGATGCAAGAAGTCCTCGATTTTCTCTTCAACTCCCATGTAGCTAATGTTCGTAAGGCGATTAATGATATGCTTATTGTTGATCCTTATCAAGTCAATATAGCAGATCTTAAAGACCCTAATCCTGGAAAGATTATTAGATTGAGAAGGCCTGCATGGGGAAAAGGAGTTAAGGATGTAGTACAACAACTCCAAGTAAATGATATAACTAGAAACAACATAGGTGATTCCTCCTTCATCCTCGAGTGGATGCAGAGGATTGGTGGAACTGATGAGTCATTAAGTGGCTCATTAAGGAGTGGTGGACCTGAGAGGTTGACTAAAGGTGAGTTTCAAGGTACTCGTACTTCAGCTTTCTCTCGAATTGAGAGAATGATTAAAGTTATCGCTATGCAGGCGTTTCAAGATTTAGGTTATATGATGGCTTCTCATACTCAACAGTTGATGAGCGAGGAGACCTACGTTGATATTACAGGGAGATGGCAAGAAGAACTCGTCTCAGTATTTGGGAATAATGCTAAGGCTAAAGTCTCTCCTTTTGATCTCTTAGTTGACTATGATGTGAAGGTTACTGAGAACGACTTAAGTGGTGGTGATCTCAGTATGTGGAGTCAGATTTATAAGACTATTGCTGAGAACCAGGGACTTGCTCAGCAGTTTGATATGGTTAGGTTGTTTGAGTTTATTGCTCAGTTGGGAGGAGCTAAAAATATCTCTGATTTTAAGGTTAAACCTCAGGTCCTTCCAGATGAGCAAGTAATGAATATGGCTCAACAAGGGAAGGTAGTTCCTATGAATCGATCTCTTCCAATGTTAGAAAATGGAGGTAGATATGGGGGAGTATAAAAGTACTATAGTTGCAATAGAAGATTTCCTTGCTAGTACTGTATGGGCTGACTTTCAGTATGAGTTTAATAGGTGGATAGAAGATCAGCTTAAAGAACTCGCATCTCCAGATAGAACACCTGATATTTATTTAGTAAGACAGCTCCAAGGAAATATAGAGTTTGCACGTAATGCTCTTCAAATGCCTTACGTGATGATAGATAACATCAAAGAAGATAGAGAACGAAAGGAGAAACAAGATGCCAGATCCAATAGTTGATTTAAGTCAAGAAATAGACGAGCTTATTGGAAGCCTTTCCCCTGAGCCGTCACCTGAACCTACTCCTACTCCACCTGAAGAGATCACTCCTGGAGATAACACTCCTCCAAGTGATAAACCTACTCCTTTAGTGGATGATAAAGGGACTGGAGAGCCTACTCCTAAACCCGATGGAGAACCTGTTACTACTCCTACACCTCCTGATCCTGGAACTCCTCAACCTCCAACTTCAGAAGGCGGAGAAGAAACAGCAGAAGAATTAAGGGAGAGGATTAAGCTTCTACTTGGTCATATAGAATCGCTTACTCCTGTTCCTGGAGTAGCCCCTACTCCAGAGCCTAAACCTGTTGAGGTAAAGGGAGAGCCTTCTCCTACTCCAGCCCTAACTCCTTCTCCAGCTTCTGTGAAGGTAGAAGAGGTTGACTTCTTATCTGGAACGACACCTGATGATGTTATAGATGATCCAAAGAAGTTCAACGACCTCTTAAATACTGTATATCAGAAGGCTAGGAGTGATGCAAAGGAAGATGCTGCTAGAGCAATTCTCTCTGCTCTTCCTGGGTTGGTTTCTAATGAGGTTGTGGCTACCAGTAATACTAATGCAATAGTTGCTGATTTCTACGCGCACAACGAAGACCTTGCTGTGGTTAAGAAGACTGTTATGGCTGTTGCAGCTCAGGTTCACGCTGAAAAGCCTGAGCTTGGACACAAAGAGGTTCTTACTGAAGCTGCGACTAGAACTCGGACGTTGCTTGGTATAAAGAAACCTATGACCAAATCTAACGATAAATTTAGCAACCCTGGATTTGTAGATAAAGGAGGAAGTAGAACTCCTTCTACTAAGGGACCTGCTAGTTTACAACAAGAAATTGATGACTTTATAGCTCCATAGGAGGTAATTAAAATGAGTCTGGAAACAGGAAAGAATGTGCTTGACCAGTTGAAGATTGGAGACAGAAGAGATTCTGGTTCGCTTGTCGAGAGTGGCAAGGTTCTTCATCTGGCTGACGATGATTTCGATTCTAATGCGTACTATCTCTACCCATGGAATCAGTGTGTTAGGGTTACCATCGCTAGCGCTGGAGATAATGTTGTGTATCTTCCCTCAGTGAGAGAAGCAGCTGGAAAGTTATACTCAATCGCTGGAGTTTCTATAGCAACTGGGACATTAGCTGTTGCTGACTTGGGAGATGATGCAGCATTCTCTAACGAAAGTATCACAGATGGATTGTTTACTCTGTGGTATTCTGATGGCTATAAGTGGTTCTTAATCACTGCGGCTACAGCGTAGAGGAGGTGCCTTATGAGTTGGCGAGGATTTCTTTTGAGAGCAGGTATTGAGTGGGACAACGGACACGTTAGTCTGGTAAATGGTCTTGGTATCAATGCTCAGGATGCTCAGGTTCTGCATACTGCTAGGATATCAACAAGTACAGTAAGCGGCTCCTCTATTGAGATTGATGCTACATCCTTTCAGTGGTCAGAGGCTTTTGAACTTAGGTATCATATATCTGATTGGGCTGATACCTATACCCTTACGGAGTTCAAGGGCATTTATCTGAGAGTTGAGAATAGAGAAGCTAACGCTTCTGGTAGTGTTTATGGTGCTCAGGTTTATGGAGTATCTAATGCTGTAGATATCTCCAATGTGTGGGGAGCTTTGTTTTATGGGTATCTTAAAGGCTCAGCAGCTGTTGCAGCTGATAGAGTTTATGGTATCCAGACTGAGTTCACGATGGATGCTGGGGGTAGTGCTGATACTATTAGTGTGGAAGCTACACCTATTCTCTCCAAGATTACTTGTGGAACTTTATCTGATTATACAGTAGTCCATGGTATGATTGTTAGACTTGGAGATATGAATGGGAGTAGTACTACATTTGGTAGTGGTATTAAGATTGAAGACGATTCTGATATGAGCGGTACTTGTGGACTTACTGTAGGTCTTAATATCACAGCACCTGCTACTACTGGAATTGTTCTTGCAGGGGCTATGACAGACGGTCTGCTAATTTCTGGGGCTTGTGGAGATAATGGGATAGAGATTAGCGGAGCATGTACTGACAGTGCTATCCAGATTGTAACTGGCACTTTTGGAAATGGTCTGTTTATTAATGCAGACGGAACGACAGCTATTAATATTTCCAGTAATTTCACTGGAACTACAGGAATCTTGATGGCTGGAACTTCCACAACTGCATTTAGTATTACTGGAGCATTTACTACTGGTATTTCAGTAGCGGCTGATGGAACTACTGGAATAGAGATTACGAGTGCGTTCAGTGGTACTACAGGACTTTCCATTGCTGGGACAACTACTAATGCAATCAGTATTAGTGGGACTCCTTCAGGTGCTGATATAGTCCTTCATAATGGTGCTACTATTATGAATGGCTCGGCAGACGAGTTAACTATTACCGAACCTACTATCACATTAGCAGGTTCAACTAAGATTAATCTTGATGGTGCTGTAGATGTTTCTGGAGCTATTGTACTTGATGCAGCTTTTACGACTGGTATCTCAATAGCAGCAGATGGTACAACTGGCCTGGAGATTACGAGTGCATTCTCAGGAACCACGGGTATCTCATTTGCCGGTACAGCTACTGACGGTCTTAAGATCTCTGGAGTTTGTACTGATGCTATAGAGATTAGTGGTGCTGCTACAGCAAACGGTATTAACGTATCTGCCGACTGTGTAACTGGTCTTGCTATAGCTGCTCAGACTACTACTGGTATATCACTGGCTGGTGCAGCTACTGGTTTACAGTTCACTGGAACATATAGTGGTAACGTAATCAAAGTTGGGGCTTCTGGTTCTCCTCTTGTTAATGATTCAGCTATTGATGGATTTATAGTTGGATACTTTGACTCAGGAGATACTACAGGGTGGCCTGCTGGACTTTACATTACTACTAATGTTACTGAGGCTGGTGGAAGTTTTACCGCTCTCCAGGGTGACGCTGTTCTTACAGCAGCTAAAGCAACAGTTACCGGTATTGAAAACTTTATGCAAGTAAGTACTGGTGGTAGAGTTACTGGAGCCTGTAGATCAGTCCAAGGCACTATTGATTTTAGTGACGAGGATAAAGGCTCCGGTGGGTGCTACTCAGCTGCCTGTTTCAATATTAAGGGCGAGGGTTCGTCTGTAGATATTGGAACTACTCAGCGTGTAGCCTGTATCGAACTTAAGACCGAGGGAACTTTTAGTTCTAATGCTGGAGAGAATTTCCAGAGTAAGACTGCTGGTTATGCTATTTACATCAATGGTTTTACTGCAGCTAGCGGTGGAGTAGTTAATAATGATGCACTTACCTGGACAGATGCTCTTGCAAGTGTTATAGGACTTAAAGTCGGTGTTGGGTCTGATGGAGCTTCTGGAGATATTTATTACATCCCACTTATCCCTGCGGCTGAGTGGAACTAGGAGTAAGTAATGGCTATGCAACTTACTACAATAGTACCGGAGACTGAGGCAATTCTAGGAGGTCAAGATGTAGTAGAGTTAAATGCTGGAGAGACTCTTACTATACAAACCTCTGCAGGAGCTACCTTGTTGAGTTTTACTTGTCCAGCTGGTAAGACTTGTAGAATAGCCGTAAATATAACTATTAATCAAAATTAGGAGGCAGAACATGGAACTCACAGTTAAAGAAAGATTAGCTTTGCAAACACTTCTTCCCAAAGAGACTAACTTCATTACTCTTAGACTTGTAAGAAAGTTGAGGGAAGACCTATCCTTCGATGATGAGGAGAATAAAGCACTTCAGTTCAAAGTCGATGGAGATAGATTAACCTGGGACTTCTCAAGTGAGATGGTGAAGGAGATTGAGATTGGTGAAACTCTAATGGCAGTAATCTCCAAGGACTTGCAGAAGAAGGATGAGCAGAACAAGCTAACTGAGGACCTGTTCTCTCTCTACGAAAAGTTCGTTATTCAACCCTTGAAAGTATCTTAGGAGGATTATTATGGCTGGATTTTTAGGTATGCGTGGAACTGGAGATTGGGCTACTGACCAGAGACCAAAAAACTGGAGAGAGGTTATTCTGTATGAATATCCTAATGGCTCAGCTCCTCTTACGGCTATAATGTCTAAGTTGGGTTCAGAGAAAGTTGATGACCCTGAGTACAACTGGTGGACGAAATCTCTTCCAACACAAGCAGCTGATATTACAGGACTGTATACTGATGCAGCAATGAGCTCCTCGTATGCTTCTGGTGGAGTTGCTGGCTCGGTGCTTTATGTCAAATGCTCTGAGGATGATATTGGTCATTTCAGAGCTGGACATCAGGTACTTCTGCGAGACGTTAGTGACTATGATGTTGATGTTAATGCGAAAGTCCTGGCGACTCAGAAGAATGGTGACAGTTCCTGTATCACTATTAAACTGTTGGAGGCTGATACTACTACAGCTCAGAGTCATGATCTTAGCGATGCCGATAGAATTCTCGTTATCGGTAACTTAAATGCTGAAGGTGCTACAATGCCTGAGGCGGTCGCGTATGATCCTACCAAGATCTACAATTATACCCAGATCTTTCGGACTCCTCTGGACATTACTCGTACGGCACGAAGGACTAAACTTCGTACAGGTGATGCCTATAAAGAGGCGAAGAGAGAAGCTCTGGAACTCCATTCTATCGAAATGGAGAAAGCGTTCATCTGGGGAATCATGACCGAGAATATCGGTTCTAATGGTAAGCCTGAAAGAACAACTCGTGGTCTTATTAACATTATCAAGACCTATGCGTCTGCTAATGTTAATGACTATAGACTGAATACGACTTATTCAGGTGATACCTGGATTGCTTCAGGTGAAGATTGGCTGGACTATTATCTGGAGTTAATCTTCAGATATGGAAAGGGCGAGAAACTTTGCCTGGCTGGATCTGGAGCGCTTCTGGGATTAAACAAGTTGGCTAAAACTTATGGTCAGTACACCTTCACTCCTACAACGAAATCCTATGGGATCCAGGTTGTGGAGTGGGTTACTCCATTCGGTAAGATTAATATCAAAACTCATCCTCTGTTCTCGTATGAGGAAGCTAATAGAAACTCTATGGTCATCTATGAGCCTGAGAATCTCAAGAGCAGAATCATTGATGATACGACTTTCTATCCTGATGCTGAGAAACAGAACACTGGTTACACTCGTAGGGATGGGACGAACGAGGAATATCTCACTGAGATGGGACTCGAGTTCCACTTCCCAAGTGGCTGGGGATATCTCAACGGTGTTGGTCAAGACAATATCGTTTAGGTAGTTGTTCGCTATTCGTGCCAGAGGAGGGGTAGTGCAATGCTACTCCTCCTCTATGTTAATTTATTTAACAAAGGGGACTGAAATGGCTAGTAGGAATATCACTATTGAGGATGTGAAAAAGAAGAAGATTGAATTAGAGAGTTCTATCCTCAAACTCATACAAGGTTTTGAGAAGGAATGTGGAGTTTATTGTTCTCATATTCATTTTGATAGACAGATGGATGAGAAGAATAGTCTTGAAGCAATTGAGCCTGTAGGACCTTCTAAAAGAGGCCCTATCAAAAACGTAGATGTGAATATGGATCTGGATTTAATCTACTAGGAGATCGAAATGAACTTAAAAGAGATCCGAACTCAGTTCGTGAAGATTAGTGGGAGATATGATCTGGTTGTAGATATTACAGATTGGGCAGATAATGGAGCGAACTACTATATCCAAGCAGGTCAGGATATGTTAGAGAGATTGATAGGTACTCTTCCTGAATCTGAAGGTAGAATTTGGGAGACTCTTGCTATTGGAGGATACTACGTTTCCTTCCAAAAACGTTGTAGAACGATTAAAGAAGTATGGGTTAATACTTCTGATAAGAGATATCAGTTGGAGAAGAAAGATTGGGAGTGGTTAAAAGGAGAATATTCTGGAACTATCTCTTCTTCAGATAATGGGTCTCCTCTTTATTACTGTCCTGCTAAACTTCGTGAGATTGATGTTACAGATAAGGGAGCTACTGGGGTATTCTATAATTATACTACTTCATCTTCAAAGGATTACAGAGGGATACTCATATTTCCAGCTACTGATGAACAAATAGATGTAGAGATATTAGGAAACTTCTATCAGTCTGCTCTCTCTACTGATGCAGACTCTAATGTCTTTACGATTCTCCATCCAGATACTCTTATTAAAGCAGCTGTTTATCAGCTTGAATTGTTCTATAAGGATAGATATAAACTAAAAGGTATCCTTGATGCTATCTCCTTAGACACTCTGGAGATTGGAAAGGACTTAGTCGAGGAAGAAATTCAAGATATTACTCATATCGAGGGATAAAATGCAACTTACTAAAGAAGAAAAGGATGAATTATTCTTAGAATTCCAGGAAAGATTCCTTCTTTCTATGCCTGATATTATAGGGAATCTTATAACTCAACACATGAATAATATGAAGATTAAAGAGGCAGTGCTCTCGAAGGATCCAGACTTTAAAAAGCATCCTAAACTCGTAGCCTCTGGTCTTCTAAATACAGAAGGAAATAATCCCCTTCTCTCCCAAGAGGAGATTGTTGAAAAAGCTGTTCCATTAATTAAGAAACTTATTGCAGATTCTAAATCCCTAGATATGAAAGATATTCCTAAAGTACCTGATACAGGAACTCATGGAGAACTCTAATGGAAATCAGCCTTGAAAAAAGAGCCTACTATGGAATGGATGAGAAATTTACTCTTTCTCTTACTCCTGAAGATTTAATGAAAGGATTGAGACCTTCTTCTCATTCTCCTCGTAATACTCCATTTGATGTAGTATGTAGTGGAGTGATAGGAAGGGATGGAGCTCTAGTAAGACAGGAGTCCTTAACTAGGATTGATACCTCAGTAATTACTGATGGATTTCCTTATCCTCAGATTTTTACATTTCCTAATCTTATTCTAGTATGTGGAAGTACTAAAATTTATGAGTTTACTCCTCCTAGTACTCTAACTCTTAAGCTTACTACTACTGCAGGAAATCTATGGAGTTGTGTAGCTGTAGGTGAATACGTTTATATGAGTAATGGAGTTGTAGCAGTAGAGAGAAATCCTGAGACTAAGGCTTATGCTACATCTTCGGACGTTCCTATTTGTGAGGCAATCTGTGATTTTAATAAGCAGATTATTATTGGAGCTCCAACAATAGCTTCTATTTTAAGTGAACTTTAAGGAGGTATAAAATGGCTAGAGGCGATGTAGGTATCTTTAATGAAGCGAGAGCAAAGATGCTCGATGGAGATTGGGCTAGCACAGACCACTTCTATATCGCTATATGTGATAATACTACCACCCCAACTGTAGCAACTGCTTCTCCAGTGCTCGGTGATTTTACTGAGGTAGGAGATAGTGGAACGTATGTAGCTGGAGGGACTGACTTAGGAGCTTTAGCTGATTTAGTTACTCAAGCTGCTGGAGTTATGACATTTGATTCTACTACGAATCCTACTTGGGCCCAAGATGCGTCTAATGATACAGATGCCTACTGGGGAATTATCTACAATTACACTGATGCGGGTAAAGATGCATTAGGATTTGTAGATCTTGGAGGTCCAGTAGATATGAGTGCTGGAGCGTTAACTATAACTTGGAACGGATCAGGAATCTTTACGATCTCATAAGACTATGACTACTCAGACTCTTACAACTTCAGATTCAAGTCCTTGGAGTACACCTACTGGAGCCTATAATCTAGTAATAGAGTGTTGGGGCGCGGGAGGAGGAGGTGGTGGAGCTAACTCTGGGATAGATGGTGGAGCTGGTGGTGGAGGAGGAGGAGCATATAGCAAATTGACTATATCGTCTCCTACTGGTAACTATAGTTTTGTGGTGGGAGCTGGAGGAGCTGGAGGCTCAGGTAATGTAAATGGTTCGGCAGGTGATGATACCTGGTTTGTTTCTAATGATGCTTTTGGTTGTGTAGCTGAAGGTGGTGCTGGAGGATATAGACAATCTGGAGCAAGTCCAGATGCTAGAGGTGGGGCGGGAGGACTTGCAGCTAATGGATATGGAGATGTTAAGTACGATGGAGGATATGGAGAGTATGGAAGGGTTGGTAGTGTAAATGGTTATGGAGGTTATGGGGGATCTTCTGCTGGTACTGGTGCAGATGGAGTAGCTGATGGGGCATCTCCTGCATATAGTACTCCTACATTTCCTGATGGTACAGAGCCTGCAGGTGCAGGAGTGGGTGGAGACGGAGGAGGACTTGCATCTAGTGGCAATGCGCCAGATTCAGGATATGGAGGTGGAGGAGGAGGTTCTGGAGATGCAACCCCTGGAACTGGAGGTAGTGGAGCAGATGGTAAAATAATTCTTACCTGGGATGTTGCTTCAGGAGATACTGATGTAGATTGTACTACGGCTAGTCTTACTCTTACTACTTATGGAGCTGCTATTATCGGAGCAACAACAGTACTAGCTACTTGTAAGGCTTTAACTTTAACTAAGTATATAACCAATGTAGGTCTCAATGTCTCATTTACTACTCTCTTGAGAACTCTTAATCTTATTACTTATGTCTGTGGAATAGATGATGGAAAAACTATTCTATACGGAGACTGGAAGGACTATAAGAATGAAGGTCCTTGGGAGTTTACTGAACAAGGAGATAAATGGGGATACTTAAATAATCCTAGGTGGCAACCCAATCCAAGTAAGATTATTAATTATAGTGATAATCGTAGTGCTGAACCACAAGTGTGGAACCTTCCTGGGAGTGGATATTCTTCTGGAAGTAGTGATAGACATATTCCTTGTGGACACTGGCATAAAGTGGTAGTTCCGTCGACTCCTTATATCCCTCCTGAAGTAGCTGATGTTATGATTTATGTCTGTGATTCTAATAGAGGCAAGACACTAAAATGGGACATGAGTTATATATTTGATAGTGAAATAGATAGTTATGGAAGGGCTATAGACATAGAGGATGATGAAGTTTTTACACTCGCTTATGGTGCTCCCATTATGGTAACTGACCTAAGTGGAAATTTGCTTAGAACTATAGGCTCTCATGGAACTGGGGATGGACAGTGGGAACAAGGCTGGGATATGTGTGTCTATAATGGCTATGTTTATGTAGTTGATGCAAAAACTTATAAGTGTATTGTCTATGACACTGCTGGAAATTATGTAAGTAGTTTTAATACTCGACATTTATTAGGCGGCTCTTGGGGAACTGCATTAGGGATAGAAGTTACTAGTAGCCTTATTTATTGTTCTACTGGATTTAGAGTTCAAATGTATAATACTAGTGGAACATATCTAGGCTACTTTGGTGCGTATGGTACAGGTCCAGGCAAGTTTGTAGCGGGATATAGAATGCAGGCGTATGATGATACTCTTTACATTCTTGTTACAAACGGTAATGATACTAAGATTAGTATTTGGTCTTTAGCAGGAACTTTTATGAGTGAGTTTCCTATCTCCAGTGAGGGAGTACCTCATGGATTCTTTATTTATGATGATAAAGTTTATATAGTATACTCTGTCTCTAATCATGGAGTTAGAGTATATACTACTAGTGGAGAGTATATAGATAGATTTGGAACTAGTGGAGGTGGAACTGGGGAATTTTTAGATCCTCATGACTGTTGTGTTTATGAATCTACGTAAATTTAATTACCATAGGAGGTCAAAATGTCTAGTGAATTAGCTCAGAATTTTTTATACTTGATGGCGAAGGGGGAGATAGATGTAGATACTGATAGTTTTCTTATTATTTTAATGAACACTGGATTTACCTTTGACCAAGGAAGTTATCATGAGTATGCTGATATCTCGGCGTATGAGTTAGCTACTGGAAATGGCTATACTCAGTATACTAAGGCCCTTACTGGAATCTCAGTTACTCGAAATGATACACTTTATAAAGCAGTAATTACTTGGTCTAACCCTCAGTGGGTAGCTAGTGGAGGTCCTATAGGTCCAACTCCTGGAGCGTGTATCATAGATGATACAGTAACTAATGATCCAATCGTTGGATATATTGACTTTGGAGGCGAAGGGACGGAACCTGATGGTGGAACATTTACTATCACGAGTCCGACTGTTCAACTTACTACCTAAGGAACTACAATGACTACGACAATAACAGCTGAGGTTCTCTCTAGTTTTTGTAGACTGAGTGGAGTAGCTACCTCTTGGCCTCTTGACCAGGTCCCTATTAATCATGCATTAGACATGGTCTTTGATGCTGATAATGAGTTTATAGCTACCTGTACAATCTCGGGTACGAACTTCAACTATCTCGCAGATACTGCTACACTTACCGCTGTTGGAGTAATTAGTGGAGGATATAATGTAGGTGGTACTGTAGGGGATACTCTCACTGGAATAGGTAGTATCTCTGGAACATTACTTTTATTAAGTCCTAGGAAAAACTGGGTACAGTGGGCTAAGTTTGGGAGTGTGGATTTCTCGAAGGATAAGACTAATAAATCTGGAGATATCCCACTTGATTGGAGTGGATATGTCTGGAAGATTATGCCTCTTGGTAATACTCCAGTAGCCTATGGTGAAAATGGAGTTTCTGTTTTAGCTAAATCAAGTACTAAATTTGGATTTACTTATGGCTACAAGACCATTTATACTGTAGGTCTTAAAGGGAAGGGAGCAGCTATTGGATTAAAGGATAACTTAGCTCACTTCTTTATTGATGCAGAAGGACAGCTCTGGAAATTGTCTGAGAAGTTAGAACTATTAGACTATTCCGAGTTCCTCTCTCCAATGACTGGAAGTAAGATAGTGATGTCGCTAGATGAGAATACTGGTCTTATTTATATCTGTGATGGAACTTATGGATTTATCTATAATGTCCGAACAGGTAGTATGACCTCAGGCCCAGTGAATGTAAGTGGAATTGGAATTAGAGATGGCTCACTTTATGTTGTTGCTCCTACGACTATATCTATTCCTTCCTTTGAGAAGTGGACAGATATTCACGATATGAAAACTAGAAAGACTAAAACTATTGAGGCATTAGAAATTGGAGTGGATCTCTCTATCGAAATGCAAGCTTCAATAGAATGGAGAATGAATAAGACTACTGCATTCTCTAGACTCCCTTGGGTTTATGTGAGTCCCAGAGGAGTAGCTCATCTCTTCTGTACTGGAATAGAGTTTAGATTTGGACTTAAGACTGCAACCTATGCAGACTTTGAGATTGACCATCTTAGTATAATAGGAGTTATAAATGATAATTAGACTTCTTTCAACTCAGATTCCAAAGTTTTGGGAACTTATAAAATTTTCTATTATCAAAGTATTTGCAATACCTACAGAGGATATTCCTGCTGTATGTAATAAGGCATTAGCAGAACTCCTTGCAGATAATTACCAGTGTTTCTTTAAACTGAGTGATGATGGAGAGAAGGTAGAAGCTATAGTTATTACAACAATTCTTTTAGATAAATTCACAGGACAGAGATCACTGAGTTTGGAATGTCTCTACTCGTTTAAACTCCAAGCTGAATGGAGGACCTTCTTTAACTTCGTCAAGGACTTTGGAAGATCTCAAGGATGTTTAGATAAGGATAATAATGTAATAGTATATGGATACTCTCATAATCCAAGAGCTCAGAATATGATGCTAGAACTTGGATTTAAAGAAGTTCTTGTAACCTATAAGTATATAGGAGGCTGACATGGGTGGCGGAAAAGGTGGAAGTAGCGGTTCTTCTAAGACGACTATCAGGTATGCTCCCTATCTCGAAGATGCTCATGAGTGGTTATTAAATACTACTAAGAGTTATGTTCAATCTTTAAAGGATGATTCTCCTCTTACTACTTTTGCTACAATTCCTGTTGACGCAGGGTTTTTTGGAACAGGTTATGTTTTAGCTAGTTTTCCATCCCTCTATGATATGTATGGGAAGTTTGTGGCAGGATTAGATGTAGATGTACTCTTTGACCAGATCTTCGAGGAGACAGTAAATGCAGCTGCAGTGAATGACCTTGTAGAAGCTGAATCTGCTTTATTAGATGATGATATAGCTACTCATGTAATTCCTGAATTCGAGTCAGGACTTCATGATATTAACGCATTACAGAGTAGTGCATTTATTATAGGGAAGGCTCTAATCGAGACAGATAAGGTAAAGGCAGTCTCTAAGTTTAGTGCTGAATTAAGATATCACCTTATTCCTACTGCAACTGAAAGATGGAAAGTTCATCTTGAGTGGAATAAACACGCTATTCAACTCTACTCAGAGATTATGAAACTGTTCTTTGCAGCTAAGCTTGATGTAGATAGATATAATTATGAGCAACTTATCAAGAATAAACTGTGGCCTTTTACAGTTCTTGATATGGAAAGAGCTGCAGTTGGTTCACTTACTGGAGCAACTACAACTAAAACTAAAGGTTCTGATAGTAGTGGTGGAAGTGTTCTTGGTGGAATCTTAGGTGGTGTAAGTTCTATACTCGGAATTGCAGGAATATTTACGTAAAGGAGGTATTGAAATGAACTGGACTTCTTTGTTTAGTGGTTTAGGAGGAGGTGGAGGAGGATCTACTGGAGGAGGATTTAACTGGGGTGCACTAGGCTCTGCCCTAGGATTAATTGGGTCAGCTGTCTCTCCAAAAGATTCTTGGCAACAAGGACTTGGACAAGCTGGAACTGCTATAAATATGTCTAATATTTATGGTAAGGCTCAGGAGAAAGCTACTCAAGAAAAGAATTCTTATATGGATACTCTTATCAAGGCTCTTGGAGGATTGACTCCTGATGGAGAGAAAGGTCCTACGAGTTATTCTCAAAATGCAGATGGGACTTTTACTGTTAAAGGAAATACAGGTCCAGTTCCAGGAGTGGGACCTGGTACTAAAGTTGGAGGAGTAGGACAAGGAGATCTCACATTAGGTTCTCCTTCTGTAGGACCTACTTCTAATACTCCAAGTACTCCTTCAACACCAGGAGGAGTAGAAGAAGCATCTAATCCTTGGTCTAATTTTATGAAAGCTCTTTCGGGTTTTCAAGGTAGCCCTGCAGGATTGACCAGAGCTGATTATGCAGGGCTCACTCCTGAAATGATAGACGCTCTGGCTGGTAGACAGGCTCAAGGTCAAGATCAATCGTTAAGAACTCTTGTATTCTTAAATGAGATGCTAGGGCCTAAAGCAGGAAGGATAGTTGAGGGAGCTGACAGTTATATGTTAGTTGACGAGGTTACTGGTCAGGTGAGAAACCTTGGAATTCCTATACATCACGATCCTAAGATATATGATACCGTAGCAACTGAACAGGGGTTGATGTATAAGACTCCATATGGATTAGTGCCTACAGGTCAGATGCCTCATAGTGGAGGAGTTCCTCAACCAGAGAAACTTGTACAATTTCAATTCCACTATCCTGGAGTTGATGGAAAGATGGTAAATGATACTAGGATTATTCCTCAAGGAGAATGGAACAACTATGCTAAGATGGTGCAGTCTCAAGGTGGAGAAGTTGGACATATTGCTCAACCTACTCCTCCAAGACCTGGAGATTTAACTGAACAAGAGAGAGCTCTTACAACAGCTGAGAGTAAGACTGGATTAGTTACTCCAGAAACCCATGCTAATAAATACTTACCAGACAATGCAGGATATATTTACAAGCCAGGGAAGAAGAAGGATTGGTGGCCTGATACAAAGGCTGAGTTTATTACTCTTCCTAAGGGTTGGACTAAAGGCATGGTTCAGAAGTATGCTGATGCTAAACAGATTCCTGATTTGTATGAAGCTTATCAACAAATGTTAGTTGAGAACTCCCAACTGAGAGGAAAATAGAAATGAGCTTATTCGACCAACTGGGAATTCCTACAGTGGATGCAGACGTCTTTGGAAATACTCCTTCTCAAGAGAATCCTTATAGACCGATTATAGAGAAACATGCTAGTGCTTATGGAGTCGATCCTAATCTACTTGAGAAGATGATGCACACAGAGAGTGCAGGAAATCCTAAGGCTATTTCTCCTAAAGGTGCTCAGGGATTAATGCAGATTATGCCTAAGACCTGGGAAGATTATAGCAAAGGAGATCCCTTTGACCCTGAGGAGAATATTAGAGTTGGAGCTGAGCACTTTTCTAGTCTTATAAAGCAGTTTAATGGAGATGTAGGTAAAGCAGTAGCTGCCTATAATGCAGGAGTTGGAAATATACGGAAAGGTATAATACCTCAGGAGACTCAGGATTATATGAATAAAGTCTTAGGAGAAGGAACTTCTTTAAAGACTCCTGAGCCTGTTATTCCTACTGCGAGATATATTCCTAAGCCTGGAGAAACTCCTCCTTTACAGGGAGATTCTAATTCATTTAGTCAATTAGGGATTCCTATTTTAAATGTAGATACTGAAGGAAAACCTCTGCCAGAAGGCAGCAGTGCGGCTCCCGTCGAAGCGGCTTCTGTAGAAGGGTTGCTTAAGAGGTCAACTGCTCAGTTCCTTAACACAGCTACTGGACAGTTGCCTCAAGCAGCCCTTATGAAAGCTACTGGGACGGAGCTTCAGCCTGGAGAGACTATGAATGATGTATTCTTTCCAGGTAAGTGGAATCCTGAGAAAGCTCAGGGATATGAAAAGTTGGGAGTAGGTATTGGTCAAGCATTAGGTTATATAGGAGTTGGAGGACCTAAGGCTGCAATTCAGTTGACGTCTAAAGCTATGATGAGATTATTTCCCTTCTTGAGTAATGCCCTTGCTAAGACATGGTCAAGGAGAATCGCCTCAGGAATGGTAAGAGAAGGAGTGCAATTTGGAGTTGGAGCTACAACTGAGCAAGCTGGAAATATAGCTATGAGTAAGACTCCTGAAGAAGCAGCTCAAAGAGCAGGTCAGGCGTTCGTAGAAGGTGCGACTACTGGTGGGAAAGTAGGATTGGCTCGAGGTGCAGTACCTACTAAACGAATTCTTAGGATTGCAGTTGGAGCAGCTTTACTGAGAAGTAGACCTGGGTCTCCTGAAGAGAACAGAGACATATGGGATGAGGTGAGCGAAGGAGCATTTACAGCTATGATGCTCTGGCATGGATATCCTAAGTCGATAGATAAATTAGAAAAAGACTTAAATAAAGAGTTGAAGGATAATCCTGAGGTTGAGAAACAAGCTAATGATATTGTCAAAGATATAGGAGATGAGTCCACAGTTCTTCCTAATGAGCCTGCTCCAAAAGGACCTCCTCCGAGTGGAGAAGTAATTCCTCTAGTAACTCCTGAAATAAAAGCTGCTCATGAAAAGAGTCCTTATAGACATATTGCTCAGAAGACTATTGAACTTGATGCAAGTAGAAATGTTCCTTATGCAAAAGAGGAACTTGAATATCGAAATCTAAAAGCTGCTGAAGATCAATACAAAGCATCTTTAGAAATTAAGGTCTCGAAGAACGAGACTAAAAATGAGAAGTATACTAGTAAAGTTGAGGAGCTCAAACAAAAGTTAGGAGAGGAGAAGTTTAATGAGATTCTCAAAGCAAGAGGAGTGGAAGATTATAAGAAGATTACTAATCGTCAGAGTCAAAAGAATGTTATTACTCAGCTCGAGAAGAGTATTCCTGCAGAGGAAGTTTCTCCAACTGAGAAGGCTCCAGAGGTAGAAATTCCTGAGTTTAAGAATACTGAGGAAGCTATAGCATTTGGAGAGAATGCTACTCCAGAACAGATGGCTCGACTTAATGAGTTGGCTAAGAAAGCTGATGCTGAAGGAGCAAAGATAATAGAGGAGTTTAAGAAAGATCCTCATAGTCATGAACTTCAAACTGCTCTTGCTGAATCCTCATTTAGAACTCAACTCCTCCATGAAGCAGTAGAGTGGAGAAGTGGGAAGAATGTCCTTGAGTCGATAAGAAAGAGAACTCAAGTTCCTCCAAAGGAAGCTCCACCCGAATCCACCTCTGGTAATTTAATTACCAAAGGAGAAGAGACTCCTAAATTCGAAGCTCCTCCTTCTGAAGTCGAACGATTAATGACTGAAGAGGAAGGAATAGGACTTGAAGATCTTCCAACGGAAGTTCTTAACTCGTACTTAGAAAAGTTCAAAAGTGATCCAGAGAAGAAAGCTATGATCGAAGCTGCTCTGGATTTTAAGAATATTGACTTGGAGAGGACTTATCCTCTTGAGGAGGAGAAAGTATTTGAAGAGACTCCTGAGACTCCAATCGAAGAGAAGGTTATTAATCAGGAGTTTGAACCTATAGTAACAAAAGTTGAGAAGAGTAATCCTAAAACTCTATTTAAGAATATTGGATTAGAGATTGGAAAGTTTGAGAAGACTGGAGAAGTTGATGAGGAGAGAATTCTTGCAAGATTTAGAGAACTCGAGGATAATCCTGGGACGATTCCTCCTGAAGGAATAGATACATTAAAGGAACTTTATAATAGAGCCTCAGAGAAGTGGGCTATGGAAGGAATAAATCAAGAGGAAGGAAGATTAGATGATCTACTCGAACTGAGTCTTGATGAGATAGATAGAACAGATATGGAGAGTTGGAGAGAACTCCATCCTAAGCCTATAACTTTAGATATGCTGGGACTTCAGCAAGTCTATGAGAAGTCAATGGAGTTACTCAAGGCTTCTCCTTCATACGAGAACCTTCAGAAGATCGCCCGAGGAGTAGTCCTTGAAGGGAAGACTAAATACAGAGAGTTCCGTTCGAGGATGAAGGAGATTGTTGGAGACCTTTGGGAAGATGTTAAGCAGTTTATTCGTAAGACCTGGAAGGATGCTACTACTTGGGGAGATAAAGTTGGGCAGAGAGGTATGGTTAGTTGGGGAAAAGAGGAGAAACCTGTTGAACCTACAGATAATATAGTAGATAAAGTAGTTAATAGACTTAGTCAAAAATACTCTACCGATAAAAAACTCTCTCGAGAATATGCAGAAAAGAGAGCTCTTAAGCAGAGTAATATGACTAAGGTAGACTTGGAAGATATCCAGAAGATGGGAATGTATAAAGGTCTTAGTGAAAAAGATCTCAGGATTATGAGTGGAAATACTTTTGGATTCAAGAAGAGGGACTTCACTAAACTCTCCCACGAAGAAGCAGATAAACTCAAGATTAAATTAGCCGGTTATCAGCCTGATAGTATGCTTCCTGAAGTAAGTACTATTAGAGATAATCCTAATGTTTCAGATCGAGCAAAGCAAGCTCTTAATAGAGCAGTGAAACTCTATGATGCAGATAGTAGTGACCTCCAAAACTACATCGCTGTCGAGGGAGCTGCTTTAAGAATGAAACCAGGAGAGTTCAATGATAAGTTAGTCGACCGAGTAACTGGCGCAGTTGTTGAGTTCGGCTCAATGAGAAATGATAATGGAAAGATGTCTCTGTTTAGCTTCTTCGCTCCTGCTATGAGAGTAGTAGGAAATAAATTTGTAGAACCTTTTCGAAGAGCCGAATGGCAGTATATGGAAGCTGTAGCTCCATACTATAAGTTTGCTGAGAAAATCTTTGATGGACTTACTGCTGAACAGTGTACAGCTATTACGAGATACAGAGAGGGAAAATATACTAGAGATCAACTTGAACCTGAACTTCTCAGACGCTCAGACCTTTTAACTGCAGTTTATAAAAAACTCTATAATGCTCTCGGAATTACTCAGGCAGAAGTAGAGAAGTATTCTCCTCGAGTAAAGAAGTTCTCCAACGAGAATGATATAATCAACTGGGTCTTCTCGGCTGAAGGAATTAGAGAGTTCAAGTTTTGGGCTGAGAATAGAAGAACTGGAGAACTTAAAGATACCGAAGAGAATGCTAGACTTCTTCTCACTCGTTATATAAGATCTGGATTCAGGAAGAAGTTCTTCAATCCTGCGATTCAAGAGATAGGTCCATTGATGAAGGAGATGTCTAAGGAACGTAGGATATGGGCAGCTAAATGGATTAACACTGTGATTAGGAAGAGACCTACAACCTCTGAGAAGATGGTAAATAGATCAGTAGATTTCCTTGGAAGGAAGTTTGGATTCAAAGGAGACGAAGGGAGGAGATATCTTAGGGAGTTTGCTTCCTCTACTATGGATCTGAACTACGCTGCCTTCATGGGATTGAGACCTAAGTTAGCAATCCGTAACTGGACTCAGCAGTGGCTTATTGTAAATGAGTATGGGACTGGAGCGTATCTTAAGGGACGAATGGCAGCTCATTCCGCTGAGATTAAAAATGCAGTTTCTCGTTCTGATGTAATGAAGACGAGACTTCAGGAGTTTATCTCTGAGGAATCTGCTATGGGAGCATCAGGATTTACTAGAGCATCTAAGCAGGTTCGAGATACAATGCTCTCGTTGTATAGGGTTGCTGAGAATGATAACACCTATACTGCCTTTGCTACGGGATATCTTAAGGCTAAAACTAATCATCCTAATCTTCCTGAGAGCTATTGGATTAAAGCTGGGGAGAAGTGTGTAGCTAATACTCAGTTCTTATATGGAGTTGATCTTCCTTATATAATGAAGACTCCTGAAGGAAAACTCTTGACTCAGTATTCCTCTTGGGGACTTTGGTATGCAGATCATCTTTATAGGATGGTTAAAGAGAGAAATGGAGCTGGTGCTGCGAGGACAGCAGTACAGTTTCTAATATTCTCAGGTCTTGCTTATACTACAGGAATTAACTATACTAATAGTATGCTGATTGGAGCTATGCCTCAAGGCTTTGGATATGTTCCTGGAGTGATGATAGATGTTGCAAAACTAATGATTGCTCTATGGCCTAATGGTCAGCCAGATCAAGGAAAGCAGATTGAGAGAGCAGCTAAGAACCTTGGTAAGTCTGCACTTGGATTAGTCCCTGGATCTTCAGCGTTTAAGGAAATTAAAGATCTCGTGGAATCAGGAGATGTTGCTAAATATCTTACTTATATGAATAGGCCTAAGAAAGAGAAAGGTGGTTATAAAGAAGGATATAAGAGTGGGTATGGTAAGGAAGGATATGGGGAAGGAGGATACTAACCTCCCTCTCTATCAATGAGGTCAGTGGTTACTTCTATAATCGTCTCCAGAAATAACTGCTTGACCTCATTCCTTCCCCATCCAGTCTTCATCTCAAGTTTATCAAAGAACCTCTGTTGAATCTGTTCTATTAATTGTGTAGATTTCATAGCTCATCTCCTCCACGAAGTTTAGTAAGGTTAAGTACAATTCCTATTTGTCTTATAGTTATTGTATCTCCTTCTCTAACTATCCTCCTAACCATCTGATTTCGCTTTCCATTAATCTGCAGTAACTCTATTATAAGTTTGGCTTCTCCCTGTTCTATTCTTCCTGCAGTTATTTTTATTTTTCCTTCTATACTTAGTACAGCTTTCATACTATCCTCCTATGGTAATTTAATTAACAAAGGTTTATTCAAAGTTATTACTTACTTTACACTTAGGATTATATACTATCATCATCTGATGCTCTTTAAAGAATAGCTGAATAAATCCCATGACCTCGAGAGATTCTATCATCTTCTCTAATTCCCATTTACTTATATCACGATAGAACCTTCCCATCAGATGAGAGACAGTACATTCCTTCTGTAATGCTATCTCAGTCATTACTTTATGCATAGTGTCTGAGGAATTAGACTTTCCAACTCCTCCAAAGGTTAGGGGCATCTTCTGTTCTGTCCGAGCTAGAATATCCACTGCTCTCTCAAAATCCTCTCTTTCCAAGATCATCGAATTAGTTCTTGATGCATTAAGGACCATACTCAATTTAAGAGTATGGGCAGGTCTTCGCTCAACATAGCCTGCCAACTTATCATCCATAAAAGGAGCTTCCCCTTGAGCAGTGTACCAATCTATCCACATCTCCATAAATCCCTGAGATGGTTTAAACTCTCCTTGGAGAATATGAATCTGCTGAAGGTCTTTCATTAAATTCTCTCTTATAGCAATCTCCTCAGGAGTGAGAAATGTATAAGGGACTATCTTATCTTTCTTATGCTCATATACGAAGATCATTCGAGAAGCTAATCCACCACCTATCGTCTCAATAGGCATAGCAGTCTGAATCATGTCTGGAGTTGTTGCACCAAAGAGGTTAACCCACACTCCCAGAATGTCGTCAGTCCCCATGTTCTTTGTACGATATACCCATCTTGATCGGCAGTCATACCAGTCGGTAAGATCGTTGATAAGTTGTCTATTTTGATAACCCAAGAAGACTGTGAGCTCCTCAGAGTAAATCGTGAGTGAAGCATGAGACTCGATCTTTCCATCAGGGTGTACGATATTGTCATTACAGTTCCTCAACTCTCTAATTAAAGATTCACGAGTAGTTGCCTCAGCAGCTAACTTAACTCCTAGGTCCTCAAGAAAGGTTAGCCCAGGTCCCATAGCTGTACCCTTCCTAGCTCGACCAGGTGGAGCAACAAGGACTACATACATATTAGGAAAGAATGTCAACATTCCCCAAGGGAGTCGACATTTCCTCTGTAATGCTCCAGCTATTACACTGAGTGCAGTCCATGTTCTAAACAATCTAGGAGGCTCACTGTTCTCCGTATACTCCAGGTAACTCGTCAACCAGTCCTTCAGATGTCTTTTCAATATACTCATTTAAGTCCTCTTCGTGTTTCGTAATTAGTTCATTATAGTTCTTCTCCAGAATGACAGCAAGTTCATCAACGGACTTAGGAGTTTTATTATGCTTTATATCTTTACCTTCTTCTTTATACAAGTTTAATCCCATGGAGATATCAGCAGGGATTGAGAACTCAGTCTCTCCATTATTAAGTGGAATTTCAAGAGACTTCTTCAAGTCAAGAAGAATCTCAGCATGTCTCTTCCATCCAAAGGAGATTGGTATTTGGAGTACTACACTATCATGTACTTGCATAATGAGTTCACTCTCCCTATACCTATCCTGATTATAATATACCTCTATCAATCCCCTCTCATCAATTATATCTGCGACAGTTGACTGAGGAATTTGAGCATAGGCCTTCTTGAATAAATCATCTCCCCAACCATCTGTGAACACTCTACGTCTCTCCATAAGATTAGTAATCATTCTATCCTTTGCGAGTTGAAGTCTAATGTTCTGGTGGTATACTCCTCTCACCTCCGGATAGATAGAATGATATCTCTCAATCAACCACTTAGCTTCACCTTCCATAATCTCAGCGATGAGAGCAAACTTCTTATATCCCTCGTCATAGTTGAAGGAGTGATTAGACTTCTTACCCCAAAATCTCTCTGAGAATTTTCCTCCTCCAATACTACTTGAGCCCTCTTCATCTGAGACTTCCTCTGGAGGCTTACCAAAGATCAGTCCTGCAGTAAGACGGTGGACATCTTCATTATTCTCAAACGCCTGAATCATACGAGGAACACGACCTACATAGGCAACAATACGATTCTCAGCTTGAGATAGATCAAGGGAATAGAATACACATCCTTCATCAGCAACGAGAAATTTGAGTAGTGTATGAGGCCAGTTTTGTAGATTAGTTCCTTTACCAAATATATCTTCGCTCGAGGAGATTCGTCCAGTCTTAGTTCCTACAGGATTATAAGAACAATGAAGTCTTCCATCATCACTTACCTTATCTACGTTGACATAAGTAGAGACGACCTTCCTCAGAGCTCTGAGTTCTTTAACCATTGAAGCTTCCTTGATTCCCTGTCTAGCTAAACGGATGAGAGCAGTATCATCAGTAGTTATATGTCCCTTCTTGAGATAAGGTTTATGACCTAGGACTGAATAGAAATAATGAGAGAGTTGTTGAGGAGATGGAAGTTTATTGAATGAGCCTACTATCGAACGAAGTTCATCAGAGAGTACATTAAGTCTCTCGGTTAGTTTAACCTCATAAGCTTTCATCCCTTCAACATCTACTCTTACTCCACGAGTAGACATATAAACGAGAGGTTCGATTATCTTAGTCTGTCTCTCAACAGTCTTCTCATTCTTCTGATTTATAATATCTTTAATCTGTTCTGGTTCACAAGCTCCGGTAGCAATGGAGTCGAGTCCATTATAGTGCCAGAAGGTTCTCCAGGAGCCTCCAATCTTAAACCATTTCTTTCCATCATCCTTGTAGTAGGGAATATCTGTGTGAATGGAAGTAGAGAAATCAAGTCTTACAGGATAATCAGGGAGGATAATCTTCTGATTCACCATAACATCTCTTATATTATGAACCTTTATTCCCATCTTAGCAAGAAGAATAGTAGAATCAAATGTCAGATTCTGTCCTCGTTTAGTAATATCAGGATTTTCTAAGATACTTGCAATCTTCTTCCATATCTCCATCTCTTGGTCTGGAGTAAAGTAATCAATTATAGTTCCATCCCTATCTGCTTTAATAAAAGGAATGGACATAGATGTTTTATCAGTAAAAGCAAAGCTTATACAAGAGATCTCTTCTTTGTAGACTTCAATATCGAAGTCTATAATAGTTCCATCTAATCCTTTCTCAATACAGAACTCTAAGTATCTTATACAGTCAAAGTAGGATGGTTCTATAAGAACTTCTCGTGGAGTGAGTCTAAGCTCAGGAAACTGACTCTGCTCAAGAGCTCTCATCAAATCAAAGATGATTAATCTCTTGTTGAGGAATTGATTCTTAGGTGGAATAACTGTGGAGGGGTGAATAATAGGAATCACTTTTCGTCCTGGTATGAGGGTTGACTCTATAATCGAACCCCTCCACTTAGTTATCCCAGTCCTTTGACAAAGAGCATGTAAAGCTACTCCACCAACAGCTACAATTATATTAGCTTTACAACGAAGTAGTTCCTCCTTAAGTATTTGAAGATACTCAAATCCATCAGGGGAATATAGGATCTGACTCTTTGAATACTTAACATAATAGTCGAGGGGAAAATCCAAGTCCTTAAATGTATTAGTAATATAACACTGAGAACGAGGAATTCCTGCTGCAGTTAAGTCCTTCTCAAGTTCGTCTCCTGCAGGACCACAGAAAGGTTCACGTCTACGAACCTCAGTTCTTCCAGGCTGTTCTCCAACGAGAGCCATAATAGAAGTATCAAGATCTCCCTTGGGAGGAACCTTAGATGCTCTAGGTTTCATTACATCTCCTATGGTAATTTATTTAACGTAGGTTAATCATAAAGCATAAAGTTTATTCCACTATACTCTGAGATATACTTAGATATCTCGTCATATAGATCTTTACTAGTACAGTAAATAGTACTTATCCCTGAGTTGATAATCAACCCTAAGCAGCTCTTACACGGAACTCCACAGGTTAGATACATAGTAGCTCCATTAGTACTAACTCCTGATTTAGCTGCTTGGACTATAGCATTAGCTTCGGCATGAGTAGCTGGACACAGATGTAGTCCTTCTCCGCTACCATATCCAAGTCCTTTACGTGGACATTCAGTAGGTCCGCAGTGAGGAATTCCTCTAGGAGGACCATTATATCCTGTAGAGATTATAGCATCATTCTTGACTATAACAGCTCCTATCTTGCGTGAGAGACACTTAGAACGAGAAGCTACAACTTCAGCTATTTGCTTGAAGTACTGTTCTTTAGTCATTCTTTATCCTCCTTCAGCGCAGCGTAAAGGAGTTGGAGATAGATTATTGCATCAAAGAGTTTGGCTTCCCATTCCTTCTCTGAGAATTCTACTCTTCCTTTACGACTCCTGTATTCCATTCTTATCATGTCAGCTAAGGAGACTATATGTTTGCTTAACATTCCCCAGATAGCTGACGGAACTGTCTCATGGTTCATCTCAGCTGCAGTCTTGAAGTTTTGTAACCGATCTGAACCTGGAGCATACTCATCTCCTTTTACATTCCTTAACGATGAGAGTCTTTGATTGAGCTTCTTGATAATGAGTTCAAATTCTTCTTTTGTCATGATACTTCTCCTTTCATCTATTCCTTTGTTAATTGTTCTACCATCTGTTCTAGTGTACGTCTAAAGTCATCAGTGAGATTATAGTGATCTGAATCTACAACTGACTCTAACTTCCCATCCTTGAACACTAATACAACTATTGACATTTATCCTCCTTTTAACTAGATTGTTTAGGTAAACACTTCTTGTTTACATATGTCATAGATTTTCATCACTGACCTCAGTGTCTACTTTTGTTGACCAGTGCTTCAATCTCTCCAGGTTTAGCTCTCTTTATCTGATTCACGTGCTCCTCGTAAATTGAGAGGATACTAGGATCTGTTAACTCATAGTGGAGCATTATACTTTTAGTTGGGATAGATACTACTTTAGGTCTCCCAAAGATGTAAAGGACAGCAAACTTAGTTTGGTTTGAAGCTACTTGCATTATCTGTACTTCACGAGGCTCAGATAGAATAATTCCGTTACTATCTTCTATTGAGACCTTCCCTATTAGTATACTTCCTATTGTAGTTATTATACACTTAATCATTTAATCACCTCCTTTAATTATCTTATGTACCTCACTTAGAGGTATATTAAAGTTATCGTTTTCACCAAAGGATAAGACAGCTCTGTAATCAAAGATAGTTATAAAAAGTATTCTATCTGTATTTACTACAACCTGTCTATATCCTCTATCAGGATAGTTAACATAATAAGTTATCTCTACAAACACAGTTACCTCCTCTCATAAACAAGATGGATACTTCTGACTCGAGCAGACCCAAATAGTCTGCTCAATTCCTAGACATTTATTATATCTCTTAGTCTGAACCAACTTAGATTTACAAGTAGGACATCTTCTCTCAGGCTCTTCCTCCCTCATTTCTTTATCATTTTCGTAATCCTCTATGCTCATAGAAATCTCCATATAAGAATAGAACTTAGAATTATTATAAGAATAATCTCAAGTAAATTTTCAAGCAGCAGTTCCCTCACTACTATTAAAATCTTCAGCCAAGATTCTCGCTGTATAGGCATCTTTATACTCCTTTGATAAATCATAGCCTATAGGAAACATATTAAGATTGTAGGCAGCTCTTAAGGTATTTCCAGAACCTGCGAAAGGAACTACTATTCTTGAACCTTCCCACGTAAATGTTCTAAGAATCTCTTCCATTAAAGGAACTGGACGTTCAGTAGGATGAATTTTATTAGTAGGAGATACTGGAGGAAAGTCGAAGATATTACTTCTTCCACGTTTATCTAAGTTAATAGTAGGATTTCCTTTCCTAGCATAATAAAACATCTCATAACACTGAGCAAGGTAGATGTCAGGATGTTTAGTCTGACCATTATTCTTAGTCCATATACCACATAATCTACGAGTCTCAAACTTTGATTGTTTGATGAGACTGTAGATTATATCAAACCAAGGCTCAGGACCGAACCAGAAGATCAGCCAACTATCAGTTTTCATAACCCTATATGCTTCGTCAAGAACCTTTCCTATAAAGGGAATATATACACTAGCATCAACCTCATTATAAGAATCCCCATAGTTCATATCATGTTCCTTCTTTATATTAGGAAGGTCAATTCCATATGGAGGGTCAATCTCTACAAGGTCTACAGTCCCAGAAGGAACTCCCTTTATCATATCAAAGAAGTCTCCTAATACATAAGAGTCAATCATTTTCTTAGTCTTAGATTCTTTATTTAGTTTCATAGCTCTATCTGAAAGAGCTGAACGAGCTATACGTTCCTCAAACTTATTTAGGGTCTTAAGAGCTTCAGCTCTGTCCTTACATTTCTCCCACCCTATATCAGGAAACTGCTCCATAGCATTTGCAAGTTTTATATCCTGAGAAACTATCACATGACTTATCTTCATCATCTCAGCTGTGTCCCTCATAGAATGACCAGGAGCATCTGGAGAAGTAGAAATCTTCTTCCCGTACATAGCTATTTGTAACTCGTGGATTTGTTTAGTGAGGGTACACCTTTCCATAAACGTGAGTTCTTTACGTCTTAAGTTTTCCTCCAACTCTATAGACTTCATCATCATTTCAGAAAGATTATCTGTGTAGATTTTTACAGGAACCTCACTTATCCCAGCTCGTTTGGCAGCTTCATATCTACGACCACCAGCTAGCAATCTATAAACTGTTTTATCATTTACTATCTCACCACAGTCTATAACAGCTAACGGTTGTATAACTCCATATTTTTTAAAGGAGTTCATTAACTCATCTATATCCCCCAAGTCTGTTCTTGCTCTATCAGTAGATATAATGGATTCTGTGAGTACTGTTTTAAGTTCATAATTTATCATCTTGCTTTTCCTCCAATATCTGTAGTAAAGTTTCTCTGTCACTGCTACTCATATTTGCTAATAGTGTATTTACATCTACCGTTCGTGTGGAAGATTTACTGGAGGATTTCTTTCTGGTAGGAATTGTAGTAATAGAAACTCTTCTATTATTACGTAAGGTACGAATAAAGTCAAATAATCTTTCCTCACTCATCTCACTTATAGATATTCTGAGGTTAGCTATTGTTGACATTTTTCTTACCTTTCTTCGGAACTTGTTTAAGTGCATCTTGTAGACATTTAAAGTCTCCGGCTTTAAGTTTTTTATCTAATACAGCAGCGATTATGATAGTTCCATATTTGTCCAGGAGTTCTATCACATCATCTACTATTGACGAGAACAATGGACCTTTAGCTCCCCAAGGAAGGAGACGCATCAGGTCCATGTTCTGCTTCTCAGTTAGTTCGATTGATAATCTAGGACGTTGTTTTTCCTCATTCACATTTACCTCCTTAATCCCAGTCTTTATTGTTGATAGATTTATGTAGTTCAGATTTTAGGAATATTCTTAGTTCATCCATTATATCAGCAGGTAAATTGTTATCATCTACATCAGCTTCAACTCCAACATCTATGCGGGCAGACTGATAGTTACCAAGGTTGATAGTTTTACCAAGTGCTAGTTTTATTCTTAACATATTAATCACCTCCTTTAATTAAGTTGGTAAGTGAGAAGTAGAAATCCTTCATAAAATAACCTACCCTAGGTTTTTGTTTGCTCTACTTCTCACTTTAAAAAGTGGGCGTTGATTGCATCACAAATTTCCTTGTCTGTTAATTTCTTTACCCAAAATAAAGCTAAATCTTTCTCTGTAATCGGCTCTGGCTTGTTGGGGAGAAGACATCCATCCACTATTATGTGTGGAACACATCCTGGAACTGGGTCTTTTAAAAAGATACACTTCCACTCTCGTTTTGTTTTCCACTTTGGGACGAAGCATGTATCACAAGCCTTGATTTCTAACATCTTACTCATCCTTGACCTCCTCCCAATCAGCAACCACACCATCAACCGGACAAACGGTTAAACAGGATGGCGTTTTTGTGTATAATTTACATGGGACAGCACATTCTTTACAGATATAACAAAAACTATTCATCCTTGACCTCCTTTAAGTGCAACTGCCTTATGCGGATTGGGACTTCTTTGGGCGAACCTATCCCAACTTTTTAGCGAAGTTCCGAAGGCTGGTCGCACTATTTAGTTATTAAATGCCGGAGGCCGGACTTGAACCGGCACGGCACCAAGTACCGAGGGATTTTAAGTCCCTTGCGTCTGCATTCCGCCACGTCCGGCATTTAAATTACCTGCAATTAGGACTATTATTACAGTACCTCTTCCGTGCCATTTCAGGATTATTCCAGTACTCCACCAACGCTTCATTTATCTCACTCCAAGAGGTAGAGACGAATTCTTTACATCCGATCTGGATTCTCCAGCCATTTTCTACTCTTATTATAATCACATGATACCAACTATTACCAGATACAACTGCCTCTTGTCCTATAGTATCTCTTTCTTCGTCTGGTGGTCTTAAAGGTTCATAATATACCTTTCTGTCTTCTACTTGATTTGGTCTCATTCTTTATCTCCTTTTATAAAAGATTATTAAAAAAAGGGTCAAGGGAGGGATTCGAACCCTCATGAGAACAGATTCTCGCGAGCGGCAGGTTCGTTCTATTCTCTACCTGCTGTAGCGTCTACACCTTTGATAGACAGAGTCTCTATCTACGGGTGCTTCCGATGACAAGGTTAATAAATAGATTTTAAGTTGCAACTCTCAATCTATTTCCACCTCTGAGCTACACCCACACCTTGTCAATTTCGCCACCTTGACCTTTGACTCACCTATGGAAATTTAATTACCATAGGTTATGCAGGTTTAATAAATTTCTTTACATAATTCTGTTTGCCGTACTGGTCGTTATCGTCTACTCCCAGAATAGCCCACGCCTGTCGACCTTTACACTCATCGAGATTGATGGGTCGAGTATGGTCTACTCCAAAAGCTTCCATCAGAAGTTTGAGTCTCCACTTACAGTTATTCAACTGTTTAGGCTCCATTCCTTCATAAGGGAGTCCAACAAAGTGGGTGAAGGATTTTGCATCAGCTTCCTGAGGAACATCCAGGACAACCTGAAGATAAGCATGTCCATTCTTGTCGATACCTTCATTAGTATCAACCCAGCGGACGATATATTCTTTATCCGCATCCACTGCCTTTGGTTCTTTCGCATCACCTAAGTTAATGTCCAGTAAACCCATTGTAAAACCTCCTATAAAATAAGTTAATTATTACTAACCCTCAGTCGGGTTAGTGGTTAAGTCATCAAGCATAGAATCCAGAGGAGTATCAGGAAGCTCTGGACTGGAGTCTATAGATTCTTCTGTTGGAACAGGAACTTTATCCACAGGAACGTGTTCTTGTAAACAAGTTCCTTTTCCTCCTACGATTGATGTACGATAGATTTTAGCTCCATAGTCATCCATATGAAGCTCAACCTTCTGCACCAGTTCATCCAGTTCCTGTTGAGTAAGGTTAACATGAACTATCTCTCCAGACTTCAGGATGAGCAAGGTCTTATACAACCTATCATCCAGTTTTGCCCTAAGGAATGAGACTTCTCCTACAGACAATAACTCCACAAGATTTCCAGCTTTATTTGTTCTCTTATACAACATCAGTTACCTCCTGAAAAAGAGATGGTTTATCTTCAGTAGGAAGTCCTGCCTTCTTAAGTATAGCTTTAATATCCGAAGGTTCATACATTCCTATCTGACCCTTATTACATAATCTCGAGCGAGCAGTAAACAATCCAGTGCTCTTGGTGAGGAGCTGATATTCTATTCCTTTACTAGTTTCCTTAGTCTGAGCCATCCAGACTTCATCAAATAGTATAGGAACTCTCTTAACAAGTTTTCCAGTAATCATTAATGAGACAAACATTCTTCCGGTGCTCTCATCTTTATCAGTACTATCATGACCTATAAGAATACAATCACAAGGAAGTTTAAGGAACTTCCTCATAGCATTCTCTATAATGGTCATCTGCGGAAGATAGTCATTTTGCTGAGGAACTCCACCTGCCCTTCCAGCCTTACGCATAACTAAGTACATAATATCTTGAGCCCAGGTAGTCATACTATCAATTACATAAGTTCCTAACCGGTCAAAGTATCCCATACTTAGTCTTCGATCAAATTCTTTATCCCATAACTCAACAACACTAGGACTATATGGATTCTCAGTTTCATACCTAGTATCACAGATGATATTTCCTCTACTCATTTCATCAGGATAAAGAACACCGTTAAGAATAGCTTCTCCTCGTAGAACCTTTGTGCCTCCAGGGTCAAAGGAATCTACATGAAGTGGAAGTCTACAAGTTCTTAACATAGAGGTCTTCCCAGTTCCAAAACCTCCATAAATAATCCCCTTAAAACTTCCAGTTCGTGGGTCATCTTTGTATAGCTGATACAATCTTTCTGCTTCAACTTTTATTTCAAGATTAGACATTTATTCACCTCCTTTCTTTAGGATTTCCTCTTAAGCTCTACAATTACATGGGCAAGAGAATCTACCACTTTCTCGCATGCAATAGGAAGTACAGACATCTGTTGATAGATCTTTACAACTCCATGTAGGTTAGAATTCTCACTACGTAATATTGCTAACTCTAGTAAGAGCTCATCCCTTCGTTTCCGTAAACAGGCTACTTCCTGTTCTAAACCTTTTATAGTTGGTCTCATACTATCCTCCCATCTTCTACTTTAGTAGTTATTTTTTCTTCCAGTGGATTCCAGTACTCTACCTTCATCCCTACTGGAGGAACATCACAGTGCTGAAGGGGATTAGACCAACTTCTACATAAGTCTAGATATCTACATCCCCAATACTTTGTACAACTTTCTGTATTCATAGGAAAAGAAAATAGAATAGGGTCATCTTCTTTACAGGTATTCAGCTTATCATAGTTCCAATAGATTTGATCTATCCAATACAAAGTATTCCATTGCCAGTTCTGCATATAACTTAAGTTATCAACTATAAGCCTTCGCTCGAAGTCAAGTTTAGTTTTCATGAATGAAGCTCCGTTGACCTTGACTCCTTCTATTTTCTCATTCTCAAACAAACAGTGAAGTACGTGATTGTAGGTACCAAACTGAGTCTTCAATAACCACTGATTGAACCAAGATTGGTTAAAGGATTTAGCAGTAGTCTTATGCTCCAAGGAAAATATTCCTTCTTTCCCACGACATATAGTATCCTGCCTAAAGGCGATGAATCTATCCTCAGCGAGAGAAACTGTTCCTCCTACTTCGGCATACAGCACTTCAAATTCCTGAGGATCATTAGCATACTTGGATGTATAAGCTACTAATCCTTTCAGAGCATTCATAGGAGTCTTAGGTGCCCACAGCTCATCACTTTCCTCAGGAAAGGTAGCACGGTAGATTTCCATAAACTTCCCAAATGCAACAACAGTATTTTCTTCACTATATCCCTTAAGTGCTAATTGTAACATAGCTGCGTGCCAGGCTTCACCAAAGATTAGGTCATGATTAGGCTCCTCACCAACCCAGCCTAACATATACCTATAAAAGAAATATCTTGGGCACATTAGAAATTCCTGGATTTTAGAGGAGTCTATTACATCAAATGAGGGGTGATGAATTATAGTCATTTATATCTCCTTATTGTCTTTTACTAAGTTGGCATCTAAGAGTTCTTGTGTAAGTACCAGAATTATCTGCTCATAGCACTTACAAAGTTTTATTAAACTATCTACTCCTGAATCTCCATATAGTTCGTAGTTTGTAGATTTTAAAGCAATTTTTCTGTAGGTTCTTAATAATCTACTCCTTATCATTTTACTCTCCTTTCTTTAATAGTTCATCCATCTTTAGTATCCTCTCCACATACTTTCCTCCATTGGAATTACTCTTATACAACAACAAGTTCAATTTACCATGAAGAAAAGTAAATATACTACATGCTATGTGTCCCATAGTAGAAAGACCAGTAGGGAGTATGTAGTCATTAGGAGAAGAATCCTTTAGTTTCTCAGCAAACTGACGATAGATTTGAGTAGTACCATACCTACTCATTATCCCCTCAGAGAGATAAATAAGTTCACCGAACCTCTCAGCGTCAGTGTGGTCGTGTCCACCTCGGTTTACTATAAATACTTTAGACATATTATTCTCCAATCTTTAGAGGATCTATAATCTCCACAAATACTGGAAATCTAGGAACTCTTTTATCGGTTAAGTGCTGATACTGAATATGACAAATCTTATCAAGTAACTTATCAGCTTTCTCAGGAGGCCAGTATTTACTTCTAAACTCATCATTCATTCCACTGCCGACTGAAAACATAGTTCCTTCATCTGATGTGAGGATTAGAGCTCCTAACATTTCTTTAGATCTTCCATTTTTATCTATCATTTGTCGCCAGCCTACAATTTTATAGTAATCATCTTTCTTAGGTTTAAACTTCATTATATCAGTTGAGCGTTTACGAACATAAGGACCATGAAAATTTCTAACTATTATCCCTTCAAATCCTTGAGATAGAATGAAGTCATAGATTTCCATTACATCATCTAAATTTTCTCCTACTTTTTCAGGAACTCTCACAATATGTTCAGGACTATTCTCCATCATAAGTTTAAGTCCTAAAGTTCGTTCCCACTGAGGAAGATTATTTACTACATCAAAAACATGATAATAGATATCCTTATAATCTTCGTGAATATTTACTGTGCGAGAGACACGAGAGGAGATATCCTCAAAGCTCATACCATGAGTATAGAGTTCTCCATCTAATTCAATTAATTTAGAATTCATAAACATTCTGGAGAGTTCTTCATTGATATGAGGAACTGAAACTATTTCAGCACCTGAGGAACTGAGGAGTTTTACTGAGCCGTGATTACAGATAGCTCTACATCTCTCTCCATCAAGTTTGGGCTGGACTATTACTGGTGAGTTCCATTTCTTAAGACGATTGTCGTCAAATGGATAGCATAACATTATTCCTTTTCGTTCTGCCATGAGCAGTTTCTCCTTATAATTCTTATTTAGTATCGGTTGAAGTACACTTTGCTTCTTTATTTATTATTATAGCTCCTTTAGTGCAGACATTGTCTGAGTTCCATATACACTTTACATTATCACAGTATACTATCATCTTATTTCCTTATAAGTTCTTTTCTGGTTAAAAATTGTGTAAATCTAAAGGTTAAAAAAGAGAGGGAGAATAACTCCCTCTCTTCGGCAAAAGACGGAAAGGGACAGTTACTTTCCGCCAGCAGCACGTAATTGTTTAAGAATCTCAGCCTGTTTCTCAGGAGTAAACGTACTCCACTGGGAAGTAAGGGCTGCGACAGGGTCAACCTGACGGGCAAGAGCAACTCCGGGTTTCCAGGTTGCCATAACCTTGGCGATTTCATCTGCGGGTTTTCCGGTTTCGATATAGCGTCTCATAGCTGCCTGGGCAGTGATAACGAAAGAGCCACGGGCATTAGTGAAGACCACATCTTCACCAAACTTCGTTACCATATCCTTCAGGTTTTCTCCGAAGTCATAGGCGATAGTTGCAACCTTGTCGACGTCTCCAATTTTCTTTTTTGCAGTGATTTCAGTCATAGCCATTTTAAATCTCCTTTTAGTAAATGTTAAGAATTGTTAAAACACACCAGACTATCAGACTATTATTTAGTTCATAAGACTAACCTCCTTTCTATTGTCCTGTTAAATGATATATTCTTATTGTGTAATTACATTATAACAGGAGTTAAAACGTATGTCAATTTAAATATTTGTGGAAATAAATCACCTTACCCACTGAATATGGAGTAAATAAATATGGCGCTTGAGATAGTCGATAGCTCCCCACACTTTTAATCCGTAGACTATTCCCCTCTTGAGCTCAATCTGTCCTCTATTAATAAAGGCTCCGTGGTCATAGAGCCAGTTCTCACATTCTCTCAATGCTCTGAATCTTTCCATTTCTTATCTCCTCCAATTTACTGATAATAGTCTGTCTGAGATTTAGACTGTAAGCTCCTGCCGGAATATTATCTATCTCGTATAAGGTATATCCTCCTTCATAACCACTCTCAGGTTCAGATTTCTCATAATCAAACTCTACCTCATATACCTCATTACATACCTTTACTTTCTCAGTACTCATAATATTCTCCTACGTTAATTAAATTAACATAGCTCAATTGTTAATTACATTATACCAGAAGTATAAATCAATGTCAAGTGGAGTTTTAAAACTCTTTCTTTAAGAATCAAGGTGAGGAATGAAGTCGTCAATAGGAGTTTCGTCTTCATTCTTCAATAAGTGTTTAAGTTTTGTAATAGTCTGGAAGGCAAGAGCGAGTTCCAGGCTAGAATTCACCATCAGAACTTTCTCAACTAAGTTGATTATAATCTCCTCCAAGAGCTCTGATGTTCTTTCTACTCCATTTTCTGTATCCTGTCTTATTGTCTCGAGGACATCCCAAATACGCTGAGGAAGCTTAATAGTTAAAGTTCCTTCAACTGAGCTGTACATATACTCTCCTATGATTAGAGTATTCTCCTTGTACACATCAGGAAGATCCTCAAGCATAGTAGCTTTCCTCTTAGCGACTTCTCTTCCTTTTTTACAATAATCTTCAGTATTCATGATTGACTCCTATTATTGAATGTTAGTTCTTCCCTTAGTTTATTTAATTAGAACCTTTTACCTCTCTTTTTTCTCTTAGGAACCGTCCTTCTAATCGACCCATTCTTGTCGATATAGTACTCGACTCCTCTAGGGTCTTGAATCTTAATCTTCAATCCTAGTTGGTCGCCAATATCTTGGGCTCTCTTGTATTGTCCAAGACTCATGAAGATATCCATTCTCTTTCTGAGTTGTAGTTCCTTATCTTCCACAACTATCTTTTGTTCTTCCATCTTTCACCTCCTTTCCAAGTTCGTGAAAAGAATTATTCCAATAGACGTATTTCCTCAAGCAGTGCATACAGATAACTATCCTCCCAAGTTCAGGATTAATTCCTGTCTGAATCCTAGGAAAACTTTCTACTCCACAATCACACTTGAGGACTGCTCTAAAGCTAGAACTCATTCCGCATCCCTCCTTTCTAATTCCCTAATTAAACCATCTCTTTGGGATTGAGATAAACTACTGAGGAACTTTGATAGGTCAACAGGCTTAGCTTTCCAGATTGTCTCTCTAATCCGCCCGCTTACCTTGGGAGGAATTCTCTTAACCTGGATAAGTTTAAGAATCTCCTGACGTTTGAGTTTCCACCAAAATAGAAGTTCCTTATCAAGTTCTTTGAGTTGGTCTTGAAGTGGTTTAGATTGTTGATAAATTTCTCTAAGTCTCTCGGAACAAACCTGAATCATTTCTTCTGGAGACTTTCCTTTTAAGTCTTCTGGCGTACTTACCTTGAACCACATGATAGTTATTCCTCCCTACAATCCTGTAAGTAATATAAGCAGTAAATTTTCTAAACCAGTAAGGACGTGTATCTATCATCCCTCTTCATCTCCCTCGAAGTTTCCATCTCCCATTTGAAGTACTGTTCCAATCTCATCCTGAACCACGAGACAAAATGCTTCTCCTTCACAAGCAGAACATCGACTAAGATCAGTGTTATAGGAGTAACACTTCAACCACTTCTTACAATTCTCCAGGGTTAGTCCTTTCATAATATCCTCCTTAGTCTCAAGAGTGTTAATCTTCTTGCACGCCTTTTCCTCTCCCTTCGCTCCAACCAGTAGTTCATCGTAAGAACTCCACCTATTACTCCTATTGTTCCAAAGAACCAAATGAGGATAAATCCACTAGTCATCTTAATTCACCTCCCACATTTAGGGCATTTGTAATGACGACAGAATCCCGTATAAGTAAATAATATTATCGTTCCATCTACGCTCCGGAGAAGAATATCATTTACTATTGGATATCTCTCAGGATAATCGTCCTTAGGCAGAATACAGTCAACTGCGAGGACTTTATAGGGAATATCTCGACTCTCTACTCCAGTGACGTGTCTGTATTCTCCATTTACTATTCCCATAGAGTAACTTCCATCTACTGCTCTTACAACATCTCCAGGTTTAAATCTTTCCGTAATAACCTCCATAATAACCTCCATAATTAAGATTAATAAATATTATTCTACTTTATAATTCCATTATAACACAACTTAAACCATTTGTCAAGGAGTTGGAATGAAAGTTTTAAAACTCTTTAACTGTCTACTCGTCTTCCTACAAATGGTCTTCTGAAATGAACTCTGTATTCATCCAGTGGAGAATAAGGACTACTCCCAAAATAGTGATTCTCGCATAAGAAGTAATTCCCTTTCATCACTCTCTCTTTGCATCCTTTTACACTGCACTTCTTCTCAATAGTTTCACTCCTCTTTCTATAACACCCTTGCATAATGCACCTCCTTCTATGTTAATTAAATTACCATAGAACATTAAAGACTAAATCTTTCACCTAATTCTTACAGTACTTAAACAGTTCACTTTTCATCACCTTCCCCTTTTACTACTTTCATTTGCTCCTCTTTAAACTTCCTCATTGCCTCTGCAACGACCTCAGGAGTAATCTCCATTCTAGGTCTTGGTGCAGAAGCCTCCAACTGTAACTTACTCAACAACGTTCGTTCTCCTCTCCCCTGCGAATTAAGTTCTCCCAGTCCTCTATCCTTCAACACTCCAATCGCCTCAGTAGTCTCTCTCACAATATCTTCAAATCCACTCTTCGCAATCATTCTAGTAAAGTCCTCCAGTATCATTCTTCCAAGAGAACTCCTACTCCTCACCATAATCCCCTGACTCTCATACCATAGTACAATCGTTGCTAATTCTGTCCTTTTGCACCATACTTGAAAATTAGTATCTGCACTCTTTACTACTTCATCAATGGTCTTATTCCTCTTACTCATAATATTCTCCTTCACATTAAATTACTATTCTTTTAATCCCATTATATCACAAGTAATTCAATATGTAAAGGTAAATATTTGTGGAATTAATAAACCTATAATTCTATTAATTTATACATTTATATCTCTATCCTCTAAACTCTATACATAACCCAATTTCCCATATTTTATTAACACAGTAGACTCATACAATATTAGATGGGAATACACTGTTCTGAAGATGGTTTGTATTTCCTCTTTTTTTTTTTTATTTTTTTTAAGAGAGACACAACTACAAACTCATACATAAACCCTCTACTATGTTAATCAAAATATGGGAGACCATTGTTTGTATAGAGGATAGAGGATAGGAATATAGATCTATGAATTGTGGATTTAATCCTCCTTATCTATTATATCCTTTTTAGATATTTCCTTCATAACCTCGTAGGTATTAATTCTTTTTACAATCTGAGATAAGATCTTCTCAGGGTCTTTAAGATGAGAATAATGACTCGCAGGCATCTGTAGAACAATACCAAAAGGATGAGGACACTCGAACTCATCCTCTTCCAAGTGCAGTTTAATTAAGAAGTATGAGTTCTCGAAACTCCCTCTTACTGATTTGAGTTCTGCCTTAATCATAATATACTCCTATTCATTAGAATTATATTTAGTCCAACTCCTATCATTCATTACCTCAGGAGTGTAGTGCCATACAGTCATAAGAAGATAGGCAACTATATCCTCGTGGTCATAGTATTCTAATAACTCGTCCATAACTATTCTCCCTATGTTAAATTAATTACCATAGCCAATTAATAAACTATTTAATTAAAATACCTATTCCGCACGTACTCCGGTTACTTTGCTGAGTTTAATTTTGCCATGAGTTCGGCGATTTCCTTTTTATCGCCCTTTGCCAAGATCATATTGACGTATTCCTCAGGTGTCAATACCTTGACCACATGAGTCCTGGGCTTTTTGGCAAGGATCTCAGACGCCTTTATTTTAACCGGTTGTTTTTCAAGTTCCCGTAATTCCTCAGGCTTGGCTGTATCCCGAATCTTTTGCCAGTCAATCACGAGGGAACTTCCAATACAATCGAGTTCCTGTTCCCTGGTAATATCAACTGTTATTTCGAGGTTGACATAGGCCTTGAAATCACTGGGAAGGTTTCCGCCACTAATCCGAACCTTTTGTTTTCTTATTGTATCCATAACATTACCTCCAATATATTGTTATGGAGTACAATGCGGAATAGGTATTCAGTTGTTAAAGAACGTTTGTTAAATTGTTTAATCCCTCATTTTGATTTCATTGTATCACAACAGAATTAAATGTCAATAGAAATCATGTAACCTATTGAAATCATTACATTATTTAACAATTCGATTAAGATCCATAAAAATCAAGAGCCCGTTGGGGGAGTTTTAGACAGAAATTTTTCGCCTTAAGGAGCAGTATATTTTGTACAACTTTTTACATTCCCACAATATTGTTAATTTAATCCACCTATGGAAAATAAATTACCATAGAAGGAGAAATTGAATCGAGAATTGGGATTATCGAGGACTTCGATTGCCACAAATATTTACCTTGACATTCGACTAAATTTGTGATATTGTGGAATTGTAAATAGAATATTGGATTACAAAAGTTTTTGAGGTGATACTATGTTCTTCTTCAATAAAGGAAAAGAGTTAGATCTCTCCAAGTGGGTAACTGATGAAGGTAGATCAAATCCTATGGTTGTTGCTCAATGTTATCCCACTTGTCCAATTAATGAAGTTTGTACATACATCGTAGTAGGATTTGGAAGTATAGCGAAACAGTGTCCGAGTCTTAAGATAAGTAGGAATGGAGAGAAGGTGTATTGTAAGAAGATGTAAGGAGGTGAATTAAATGTCTCCACTTAAAAAAGGAAGATCCTCAAAAGTGATTTCTCAGAACATTCGGACTGAGATGCACGCAGGTAAACCTCAGAAACAGGCAGTAGCTATTGCAATGTCTAAGGCAGGTAAGAGTAATAAAACAGGAAGGAAAAGATAATGGCTTCCAACGGTAATGGAAATAGATTTAAATATTTTGATCCTGATAGAGGCCCAGATCTTCGCACAGTTCCTCCCTCCGATAGACGTACCTTCGAAGTCTCCAAGATGTGGGATATTCACCACGAGATCTCTCGACTCATTCTTCTGGGCCTCAAAAATACTGAGATTGCAGAGAGATTAGGAATCTCTGAGGCTATGGTTTCTTACACAAGAAATTCACAAGTAGTTAAGGATAAAATGGAAGTTATGCAAGGAGCTCGGGATAAGGAATGTCTTGATATTATGGCACAGATTAAGGAAGAGGTTCCTGAGGCTCTTAGAGTTCTCAAGCAGATAATGTTAGGAGATTCAGCGAAGTTAGGTCAATCTCCTTCTCTTAATCTTCGAGCTCGTACTGCGGAGAACTGGATGGATAGAGCTGGTTATCCTGCTCAAAAGCCAGGAATGAATATGCACTTGCACGGTCATTTTACTGCGCAAGATATTGAGGAGATTAAAAAACGTGCTAGGGAAAATCCACAGATTATTGATATCTAATCTATGTTAAATAAATTATCAAAGGAGTCTTAAGATGAACTTAGTAATTAGTGGAGATTATATTTCTGGAGGATACGAGGCATTAGCAGTAGATACAGCAGTAGGATTTACTTCTACGAAAATACTTCCAACCTCAGGAGATTTTCAAGGTCAGCCATGTCAAGAGGTATTTTGCACTCTTGAGACAGATCAGATCCGTTTTACTTTAGATGGGACTACTCCAACGAGTCTTATAGGACATTTATTGGAAGTAGGACAAAACCCAACTCTCAAAAATCCTTCCGATATTAAGAACTTCAAAGCAATAAAAGTAACATCAGCTGCATCACTAAAGTGCACATTTAAGTTTGCCAAACGAGCATAAAGGAGAATATAAATGAAAAAGTGTTTATTTTTGCTTATCTTCTTTTTGTCCTCTTGTCATATAGTCTTTGCTCAGCCTATAAGTGGTGGGATGGTAGGAGGCCCACCTAATGCTACTACATCTACAAAAGGCGTAGTAGAGTTAGCAACTCCTTCTGAATCAGCAGCAGGAGTTGATACAACAAAAGCGGTAACTCCTGCAGGACTATCTGCTGGTATAGCTGCTATTCCAGGTTTAGGGGCTAATGAAACTTATGGTTCAGGATGGAACTCAGATACTGGGGCTCCTGAGAAGGATGATGTATATGACTACCTTCATCAGATTGATACTAATGACGATGGAGATGTAGATAATATTGATTCAACCTTATGGGCAACTAAACTAAACTCCTCAGAAAAGGCCGCCGCTTCCGGCGTTGCTACCCTTGACGGAAGCTCTAAGGTAGTTCAAGACCCGGCCAACGCCACTGCTACCCCTACCGCTTCAAAGATTCCGATTGCGGAAAGTTCTGGAAAACTTGATGGGTGGATCAGTGCAGCCTCTGGTTCTACAGCTGGATTGGTAACACCCACAAGCCCACCTGCTCTCACTTATTACAAAACCATCTATGTCCCTGCTTCTGCCTGTACGTCCACAGCTACTAACGGTGCCGACCTTGCCACCAATGAGTATGCTACCCAAGACATTAATATGGACTTTTACGCCTTTGATGGGGCTACGGAGCAATATATTGAAATTCAGTTTCCTATGCCTGAAGACTGGAACCGGGGGACGATTAAGGCTAAGTTCTTTTGGTCATCTGCTTCCGGCTCAACCGCTGCCGATACTTGTGAATGGAAAATACAAGGTGGTGCATTATCAAATGATGATGCCATAGATGCGGCTTTAGGGACTGCTCAGGTTATCTCTGATGCTCTTTTGGCCAATAATGGAACGGATTTGCAGGTGTCTAATGCTACACCGGCCATTACGGTAGGCGGAACTCCCGCCCTTGGTGATTTGGTTCATTTCAAGGTAAGCCGGAATGTTGGTGGAACGGATAATATGACTGAAGACGCTTGGCTATTTGGAATTTGGATTCAATATCTTGCTAATACTTCTGTTGCGGCTTGGTAACAATTTTTTAAAAGGAGATTATAACATGAGTAATCTATGTGAACTTTGTGGCAAAGAGGCAATGGGTGGAACTTATCAGGTAAGAGGAAAAGTTTTAAGTGTTTGTTCTGCCTGCTCAATACCTTCCGACCCGCTTGACCCCGAATCTGTTTCTCCCCTTGGCAGACTTGATTCAGCAGTTTTGGCGGCTTTAGATAGCGAGGTTAAAAAGATACAAGCGGAAAAAGCTCAAGATATAAAAAATAATAAGACCGCTATTTATAATACACGGAAACAAGAACTTGCCGATGAGATAGCGGCGATTGATATTCAAATTGCGGATATATCTAAAATAACGGAGGTAATAAAATGAAAATAGCAGCAGCTTTTGTGATGGTTTGTATGTGCTTTTTAATAGTTTGGAATATTCCAAGACCTGATTTTTCCGACTATAAAGGTTTTCCGGTTTTGGGCCAAACAATTAATGGAAAGTTCTACCCAAATCCAGAACGGCAAAACGAACTTACTCAGATTGGAGAAATGGTTTTAGAATCCTCAAAAGAAGGGAAGCTTTCTGTTGTTGTGAATGAGGAAGGATACCTTGATTTTATCGGAAAAGATTTTGTTCTTTCTATTCCTTATGGAGTTGCAGAATGAAAAACCTAAAATTCATTTTACTTACCTTAATAGTGTCTTTGCTTTTCTCTTCACAAGGATTTGCTCAGACCTATATTTTTCAGAACAATCTCAAATTAGTTGCTCAAGGCACATCCACTGCCGCCAACACGCAACTAAGCCTCGTTGACGGAAC